CTTATGAGGAGTTTATAAGCCAATATCGATCTATTGTAGCCTCTAGTATATCAATGCTAAAAGACAATCGTTTTGCCTGTTTTGTGGTTGGGGATTTACGGGATAAACAAGGATTCTATCGTAATTTCGTGAGTGATACCATTGACGCATTTCAAAGAGCGGGTATGGAATTATATAACGAGGCTATATTAGTAACGGCTGTGGGATCGTTGACTATTAGAGTTGGTAAACAGTTCCAGGGATACCGCAAGCTGGGAAAGACCCATCAAAACGTATTGATATTTTATAAGGGTGATCCGAAGGCGATTAAGCAGTATGGCGATGTGGAATGTGGTGATATTGAAATAAAGGACAAATAGGACACCTATAAAAAAGAGATGGCTAAAAACTTTAATCATAGGACAGCAGAGCAGATGATAGACGCAATCGAGAAGAGCCGCGGGTTTGCGTCCAAGGCGGCTGATATTCTAGGCGTCTCGCGCTCCACTTTTTACCGCTATCTCAACCAGTATGCTACTGCCAAACAGGCACTGGAGGACACCAGGGAGAAGCGACACGACTACGTTGAAAATGCATTGCTAAAGGCGGTTGATGGTGGAAACATTACAGCAATTATTTTCTATCTTAAGACGCAATGTAAAAACCGCGGATATGTAGAGCGCGTAGAACATACAGGCAAGGAGGGCACTCCTGTACGAATTGAGACGATAGAGATTGTCAAGGACTATGGCGAATGAACTGGTTGAGTTGGTCGGTAATAAACTGCGCCTCAATTTTCACCCAGGTCAATCTAGAGCCTATGATAGCGACCGGCGTTTTACCTGGATCATTGCAGGGACGCAGTCAGGAAAGACTACTTTTGGTCCCTGGTGGCTGCGGCGCGAAATTGAGACTTGTGGACCAGGAGATTATTTAGCGGTAACAGCGACATACGATCTTTTCAAACTGAAGATGCTACCTGAATTGCTGCGGGTATTCGGCGGTTATATTCCAGATTGGAGCTACCACAAAACTGACCGGGTAATATACAACAACGCAGGGGATACCCGCATCATACTAAGGGCAGCGACCAGCGAAGGTGGGTTGGAGGCGGCAACGGCTAAAGCAGCCTGGTTGGACGAATGCGGTCAAGACGACTTCACTCTCCAGGCGTGGGAGGCGGTACAGCGCCGGTTAAGTCTTTCCCAGGGGCGCGTATTGGGATCTACCACGGTCTACAATATGGGTTGGCTAAAGTCGCAGGTGTATGATCGCTGGCGAGGTGGCGATGGCGATTATGCTGTGTTTCAGTTCGAGAGCGTAATGAACCCATCGTTCCCTGAGGAAGAGTTCGAGCGGGCGCGCAGAGTACTTCCAAAGTGGAAGTTTGAGATGATGTATCGCGGCAACTTTGAGCGCCCAGCCGGGATGATCTTGGTGGATTATGACGAGACAATCCACAAGATCAAGCCCTTCGCTCTGTCCCCGGAATGGCCGCGGTATGTTGGTGTGGACTTCGGAGCGGTAAATACTGCGTTGATTTGGGTAGTTGAAGATTTGGAGCGCAATGTATTCTTTATTTACCGGGAAAGTCTGGAAGGCGGCATGACTACTAGGCAGCACGCAAGAGAGGCGCTCAATAACGCAAAAGGAGAAAATGTAGTCAAATGGGCGGGCGGTGCGAAAGGAGAAGAACAGCAACGCATGGATTGGCATGACGCGGGTGTCCCGGTATCTGAGCCAGTAATTATCGATGTGGAGGCTGGTATTGATAGGATAATAGAATTGTTGAAAACTAAGCGATTGTTTATTTTTGATACCTGTATTGGATTGATTGATGAGATTGGACGTTATTCGAGGGTTTTAGATGAGTTTGGACAACCGACCGAGAAGATCAAGGACAAAGAGAAATACCACCGCATTGATGCACTGCGCTACTGTATACAGCATATTGGTATGCCGGTCGGAGCATCATTAGTAGGATTTGCGGGAACTTATGAATAAAAAGGACTCTTATGACATAGCAATTCATTTCAAGCCAACAGCGGAGGGGCAGCGGGCTCCGTTTATCGGGGTGACAGAGTGGAGCGAGTACCAGCGGTTATTGAAGGAGTATCGCAGAGGCAGGCTGATTGGCACATTTGAGATCATGCTGGACAACCACCCGACCGAGATCACGTTCCCGCTGCAGGAGATCGATACCATCCACGTAGTATTGAGCGGGGAGGAGATATGAACAACAATAGGGCAGCGATTGTAGCGAGTAATTACGGGACATTCAGGAAAGCGCGCGAGACCAGCGCGCCACACCTGCTGGCAATGGCTGGTCACGAGGCCTGGGATATGCCCGATGCGGGGATGTACGAGAACCAGGCTGATTTGTACCGGCGCTTATCCTGGGTGTTGTCAGCGGTGGAGCGCACCGCGCAGACTGCGGCGATCCAGAAGCTCAGTATAAAAAAGCTCAAGAAGCAGGGAGAAGAACTGGAGGACATCGATAACCACGAGTTCGAGTTGAAACTGAACAGCCCAAACCCGCTGATGAGCCGCTTCGAGTTCCTGGTCGCTACGTTCAGTTTCCACGCGCTGACCGGAAATGCCTACTGGTGGTTGAATAAGACAAGCGAGAATGCGACGCCCGCTGAGATATGGGTGATCCCGTCTTACAAGATCATGCCAGTCCCTGACAACAAGTTGTATCTAAAAGGGTACGTATACGATCCAGGCGGTGGCACCGAGCCCTTCGCACTAGAGACCTGGGAGGTTGTCCATTTCAAACGCTATAACCCGATGAACGAGTTTGTGGGGATGAGCCCCATCGAGGCATTGGCGCAGGTATCGGTCGGTGATTTGGAGATGCAGAAGTACAACACCAGCCTGTATAAATCGAACGCACGCATCCCCGGTATACTGGCGTTTGCTGACCCCATCAACGATTTGCAGTGGATCAAACTGCAGAACCAGATTGACAGTCAATCCGCAAAACGCAATTATCTCATGCTCCGCAATGTCGGCAAGGGCGGCGTCGAGTGGTTGCAGTCTGCTATTGGACACCGGGACATGGAATTTATCCTGGGGCGCAAATTCAACAAAGAGGAGATTTATAGCGTGTATGCCCCAGGACTTGCATCCATACTGGACGTGAACGCGACCGAGGCCAACGCCAAGGCAGGAAAGCAGACGTTTTTAGAAATGACCATCTGGCCGCTTTTGGTCGATATTGCCGCCAAAATCACCAATGTTCTGCTGCCGCTTTACGGGGAGAACCTGTTTGCTGTGTTCGATGACCCGCGCCAGGTCGACCGTGCGTTGGAGCTGGAGGAGCAGCGCGTATTCTCAATGACGCATACAGTCAATGAAATTCGCCAGGAGTTTTACGGGGATGTGGAGATCGGCGACGACCGTGGATTACTGCTGCCCGCGCAGATTGGCGCTGCTCCGGTATCGATGGCGGTATCCAGGGGCGAAGAACAGGAGATCCCACCCCAACTGCAGCTACCGCCCCAGGAAGCACCCGAGGAAGAGACTACCAGCGAAGAAGAGGAGAGCCCACCGGAGGAGAGCGAGTTCGAGGTGGAGGTCGCGAAATGGCAGCGCAAGGCGCTAAATGCCATCAAGCGCAGCAAGCCCCCGGCGGTGGAGTTCGAAAGTGATGTAATTCCGCAGTCGCTGAACAGTGCTATAATTGGAGCATTGGAATCTGCGGTCAGCAAGGACGCTGTAAAGCGCATATTTAGTGATGCCCTGGCATGGAATGGATACCCGTAAATGCCCCCAATTCCGAACCGTGACGAGTTAGAACGGCAGTACACCAGGGCATTATCGCGCTTGCTGCAGAAGTACGGGGGAAACCTGCTGGAGAAACTGGGAGACCCGCCCAGCCTAGATAATATACCGCCTGAGTTTTGGGACGATGAAGCCCAGGAATTGTTGAGAGTGCTGCGCCCTTTTGGGGAGAGGGTATATTTGGATGCGGCGCAAATGATGATTAGCGAGGGGCTCGATATTGGTATTGACTGGTCACTGGTCAATGAGCGCGCTGCAGATTGGGCAGCGCAGTACACGGGTGAACTGGTAAGGGGTATCGACCGAACCACCAGGGATCGGGTAGCTAATGCGGTCAGTCGCTACTATCGGGATGCGTTGACCAGGGGCGAACTTGAGGAACAAATCATGCGCGCCGGTTTTGGACCTTCAAGGGCAGAGAACATCGCGGTGACAGAAATCACCCGCGCCGCCAGCGAAGGCGAGCAGGGAATGGCGCGGGAACTGGCGAACCAGGGCATACGCATGATCCCCATGTGGCAGACGAACAACGACGAGCTGGTATGCCCGCTATGTGGTCCCAGGCACAATAAAGAGATTACCGATGGCGTTTACCCGCCGATGCATCCCAGGTGTAGGTGCTGGGTAACGTATGAGTTACAAAAATGACAACCGCAGTACGCATTGAAGGGCTAGACAAACTGATGGGCAAACTGGAGAGGCTAAAAGACCTCCAGCCGGTCAAGACCGCGCTAAAAGCTGCCGCCGAACACGTCAAGGGCAAGATAGCGCAATACCCACCGGCGACCAGCGCTAACAGTCCGGCACAGCGTAGATGGTACGAGCGCGGTTATGGTCCCAGGTGGAGGCGCGCTGACGGCTCAATTGGAGGGCGCAAAACCAGTGAGACCCTGGGCAAGAAATGGACTACTCGCGCAACAAGCGGCGGTCTCGGGCAGATTGTGGGGAACAATGTGTCATATGGTCCATTTGTCCAGGGAGACCAGCAGGCGTCTTTCCATAAACAACGCGGGTGGAAGACCACCGAGCAAGTAGCGAAGGAAGAGGCTAATAGGGTAATTGAGTTCGTTCAGAAAGAAGTGCAGAAGGCACTGGAAAGGTAATATATGAGCGAGGTTATTGACAGGGAACGTCGAGGATACATTGATAGACAATATGAAAAGATAATTAGTAGAATGGATAGGAGTTCTATATTTGGACAACCGATTGATTTTGAAAATCCTATTGAGGTT